CTCGTGCAGGCGCATCAAGTCGCGCATGCGTTTCTGGCGTTGCATGAGCCGCAGCCAGAAGCACAGATTCAGGAACCAGATCAGGTAGGCGATCATCGTGGCCCAGTCGCGATGCCACGCCCGTTCGATTCCCAGCCCGCCATTCAAAGCCAGTAGCGCCCAAACCGCCCGCACCATCCATTTAATTTCGCGATCGTACACCATCAGTCCCTCTTCCAGACCCATACTGATGCCCATTTTGATTCGCGCCAGCAGGATGGCAACTTTTTCGTCGTTCATTCAATCCTTCCCCGCCGCCCGCTTCGGGACGGCCTTGATCCGCCGCGACCCGGTGCGCGCCTCGATCACGAGGCTCGCCGCGCGCGTCTTCCCCAACAGATCCTCGAGTGCGCCGATCGGCACGCTCGCCAGTTCCAGGAACTTATCCAACCCGATCACTTTGACCAGGTCGCGCATGCTGCGCACGCGCCGCTCGCGTTCCCGCGCCGAAAGGTGCAGCCCGTAGACTCGGCCTTCGACGATGCCATCGGCATCGGCCGGCGCGCCGTCGAACCAGGATTTGATGGCGCGCTTCAGGACGTCGTACCGGGCGATGTCTGGCGCATTGAGTTGCATCACCCTGTCCAACTCGCCGTACTCGTCGATCATCTTGCGCTGCAGGCGGTCCACGGGCACGGCGACTTCGACGGAGACTGGCTTGCCGGCAGGGAGTGCCCGCGGCCGGCCGCGGCGCGGCGCCGGCTGCGTGGCTCGGGCGGCGGGGCGTCTCATTGGACCTTGGCGTCAAACAGACGCTCGAGTTCCGGCTTGTTCAACAAGCGGTTCTTCGCTTCGGCCGGCAACGTAGCCGCAATCTGCTCGGGCAATTCCCACGCTGCGACCTGGCCGCCGGGATTGATGCCGAGTCGATGCGTCAGTTCCATAGCGTGCGCCGGACCATGCGCTTCGACGATGGCCGCGCCGCGGAATGCTTGGTCATCGGCGAAGCTGAGATAGAACCAGCGCAGCGGCTGGCTCAATTCGTCAGTCAGGATCTGCGCCCGGCGGGCTTTCCACTCGGGCGAACCGGGTTCAGGCATGCGGGCCGCCCTTCTGCGTGAAGTTCGCTTCAATCAGTTTCCGGATCTCACAGTCCGGCTGGTGAACGGTCGCGCCGCCTTTCAGGACCGCTCCGCAGCAAAGGCAATTGCTGGGAAGCCTGTACTCCATCTCGTCTAGAAGCCGCTCTGCGGTTGTAGACTGCCAGCCCTCGCAGATATCCTCGCCGCAATCGCAAGGTGCGACGATCCTGCCCAGTTCGCGAAGCCGTTCGACGGTCGTCCCGGTGCGCTCGGCGTACTGCCGCTCAAATTCTTCAGCCGTCATGCGCCCGTCCGTTCGCCTTTCACTGCGGCTTCACTGCCAAGGTTCTCAAACGACAGATCACCGAACATCTTCTGGCGTCCGCCAAACTTCGATTGCTCAAACCAATCCCGTCTACTATCGAGCAATTGAATCATGCCAGAGCCCAGACGCTGGTATTTCTGGGTGATGATCAATGCTTCGCTGGCATTCTGCGCCACCACGACGAAGGCCTCACTGCGCGTGACCCACCCGCGCTGCGTTAGTTTCACAAAGCCGAAATCGTGCAACTCCCTCCATTCCGGGGTCATGCGCCCTTCTTCAGCCCGCGCCGGAAGGCGAGCCGCCGCGCCAGGTCGAGCACGGCGCCGTAATCGACGCTGAGAGCCTCACGGTGGCCTTTCAGGCGCACGGTGAGGTTGCGGGGTTCGAGCGAGACGATCAGCGCGTCTGTGCGCTCGAAAACGTCAGTTTCGCGGACGAGGGGAGCACCGGGACGTAGTTTGGTCATAGAGCCGCTTCCGGAGATCTTCTACGGATACCACAAGACACGGGCCAGGGCACGCCGCAACGCGCTCGAGCAGGATCTGCTCGCCACACCAGACGGCCGAGGTCACGCCGTCCGTCGTCGAGGCCAACACCAGATATTCGGCCTGCGGTTCGCGGATCCGGAGACTGCGGATCCGGTGCAAGGTGACTCCTTTCCGCCGCAAGTCGGCCACGATGGCTGCGGTCAGAGCCTGCGCCTCGTCGAAGTCGCGGCCGCGCGCGGTGCTGGTCGATGCGATCACACCCGTGGCGGTCCACCATTGCAGCTCGCGCTGTGTGATCCGGGTTCGCTGGCACAGTTCGCTGGGCGTCATCAGTTCAGCTTCGGCAGCATGTGGATGCTTCGCACCTGGCGCGCGAGGAAGTTCATAGTCTCGGCATCGTTGCTGAGATCGTCCATTTCCTCTCGCGTCATCCCGCGGACAGTCAAATCCTCGGCGTACAGCATCACCGCGCCGCAGGCGATGCAGAGGCAGATGTTGCCGGGTTCGGGTGCGTCTTCGGCGTTGATCCCGCCCGCGGCGTTGAATTTGTGGCCGCAGTTCAGGCAGCGGGATACAGGTGTGCGCGAGATCATACCCACATCCAATCGACGCGCACCCAGTTGACGTACGAGGGGTTGCTCAGCCCCATTGCATAGTCGTGCGCCTCCTGCAGCCGTTGGCTGAAGATCGTCGGCTGATCCTGAGGCACCGTCCGGTCGTGCTCCATGTCTTCGCTGGCGTAGCCCCAGACCCGGTGGTATTCCGCCATCCCTATGCCGGGGATCACACCGGCATTGACCTCGATCAGTGCTTTAGCTGCTTGCATCGGCATTAGGTTAATTCCCCCAATAGCGGCCGGCCGCGGTCCTTGCGCGTCCGCCGGGTATCTTTGTGGTGCGCCTGGTCGTGATGCAGATGGCACCAGGTGCACCAGCATCGCAGGTTGAGATCGTCCATGTTCGCCGGCGTGTTGTCGGCGTGGGCGATGGTGAGTTTGACGCGGATCTTCCGCGGCAGGCCTTTGGCGGCGAGCGGCGAGCAGGGATGCCCGTACTGGTTGCGCCACACCTTCGAACCTTCGCGGATCCAGATCATGTGGTAGCGGCGGCGGCCGCCGAACTGCGGATCACGCGACTGCCAGGTGTAGGTGAACACCCAGGCGTGGAGCGGCTTGCGGCAGAGCTCGCACTCCTCATGCGCGCGCTTCAGGACGCGCGGGCGGATCTCGGTACGCCAGGCGCGGCCGTAGTGCTGGCGGAACTCAGGACGGATCGGCATCGGCTTCAATAGCTCGCGCGGTTTCCTCATATTCAGCTTTGTCGCAGAGGATTAGGCCGCCCAGATATTCTCCTAACAGGATCCCCGCGATGACGTCGCCTGCTACACCGATCGTCAGCTGCGTGCCCGCTTTCGTTTTGCGCATGTTGAGGATATTCCCCAACGGCGCGACCTGGATCTTTCCATTGGCCGCACACATTGCCTTCATCACGTCGAAACTGTTGGCTTTGGGCATGGTTATAACGGGTCGATGCCGAGGTCGAGCGCATACTCGAGCCACTGGTCGACCGCAGGGCTGTTTCGAATTTCGCGCACTTTGGAGCGCAAGTCGTCCAGCGCGTTCCGTGTCTCGCCCTCTACACCGTCCTCCCACACCGGCGAATCGATCCATTGGCGAAGGTAGGCGCGGATCAGGTTCACATCGTCAGGCTCGAGCGGGTCACCACCGAGGTACCGCTCTACCGCTGGGCCGAGTTTGCCGCCAACTTCATGCATCCAGTATTTCGGCGCCTGCGGATGGTCAGGCGGAAGTAGCATTCGTTCTGTCATGGGCGGGGCACCTTGAACTCCTCGGGAACCTTGTACTGCGTGAAACGCGGGTTGGTGGCTTTGAGTTCGTTCGCGAAGTGTATCCAATGCCAACACACGGTCTTGTCTGGATCGTCCGATGAGACGGCGACCGCGATTCCCACGGCCCTCAGTAGGTTGTGCCAATCGCCGCGCGACATTTCGAGCGTGACCGTATCTCCCTTTTCGGTGAGTGTCATGCGTTCCCTTTCGCTAGTTCCACTGGGACTTCGATTTCATAAGAGTCGCCCATCAGGCTGGTGACCGTTTCCGCCTGATAGTTAATCGTCAATGGCAGGCTGTTGGCGATCAAACCATTCGAGGCCCGCACCGCGCCGTCAAATAGCAGCATCACGGATGCGGGATCAGTGTCGGACGCTAAGGCAACAAACGCGGGCGTCCACTCACCGTCGATCCATCCGACCAGCCGGACCCGCACGTAGTCTCCGCGCTTCAGACGGTCGGCGGTCACAAATTCACCTCGTTCCCTTCCGCCGGCGCCGCTTCCCCGGCCACCTCCCCCGAGATTTGCCGGGTTGCGGCGCCGGCTTGCGGGACAACCGCAAGGTCAGGATGCGTCCAGCCCTGGCCCTTCACATAGCCGTGGCCGGCGTAGGGGTGCTGGGCCCAGTCTATGGGCCCGTGCAGACGCTTAAATTCGCAGGCTGGGCACATTTTAGTTGAACCCCTCGATCCAGCGTCGAACGGCCCGCTCGTCGCGATGCGCTCCGTAGAACATCGGGGCGATGCTCAGGCCGATGTGCTCCTTCAGTTCCGGGTGTTTCGTGAGGTCAGACATCATCGAGGTCATCGCCTCGAGGGGATCGCCGGGAAGGTACTCGAGCGCCCTCCGTTTGCACCAGGCCAGGTGTTCGTCGCGGCTCATCAGCATTACCAGTCCTCCCGGTCGAAGATCCTGTCCTCGATCGCATCCAGTTGCTTTTCGTGCTCGCTCAGTTCGACCCCGCGCATCTCGCGCCAGCGGCGGCCGAGATCCCGCTTCGCCTGATACCACCGGTCCTGAAGGCATCGGCCGACGTAGGCAAGCACGGCGCGCGGCCGCGCCACCTCGCCGCACATCCTGGCGTGCTGCTCTTGCGCCTCCAGCCAGGTCGAGCAGCGCTCCTGCTCGTAGCCGTCGCGGCCCGGCCAGAAGGCCATCGTCTCGAAGAGCAGCGGCGGCCCGCCGCGGCCGTAGGCGTGATCCAGGCCGATGAAGATGGTGGACACGTCGCACATGCCGAGCACCCGGGTGTGCGCTACGCGGGGGTCTGTCGCCTCGAGTTTCTGCGCCCACTCCAGCACGCCGCCGTCGACGGGCACCACCGTCTGTCCGATCAGTTCGTAGTAGTCGCTCATGCCTGGGTTCCTAATTCGGCCAGTTCCGGGTACTTCTGCAGGACGTCGGCCCGCTCTTCCTCGTTGAGTTCCGGCCACGCCTCGCGGGCGTAGGCGATTCGCTGGGCGCGTTCCTGCCGCTCTTCCTCCAGTAACTCTCGCGCCAGTCTCAGCGGTTCGCCTTTGCACATCTTCGGAACCGCCTCGATCACAAAGCCCGTAATGTTATCGATTTTGCCGTTCCGGATTTTCACCTTCACGTGTTCTAGCTTCGACCTGGTTAGGTGGACGATTTCGGGGCCGGTGATGGTGGGCTCGACAGCTTGGCAGCGGCTTACCAGCAGATAGGCGGCATCGTCGTCCATCTGCAACTCGCGGGCTACCAGCAGGGCGGGCTGGTCTTCGATCGAGGGGCGCGGGCTGGGCAATTTCGCCATCGCGCCCTTCCCCAGTCCCGCCGCTTGTAACTTGTCAGGGGGAATATCAGGATCTGACGGCCGACTTCCTTCGCGCTTTCTTTCGTCGCGGTCCTGGCGTGCGTGATGCTCGTCCCACGATGCGTCGATACGCCGCTCAAACTCGTCGTCGTCGACGTCGATCAATTCGTCCGTGTACAGCTCCTTGACCGGTGATCCCCCATCCCCATCACCAGCTCGGTTCTGCGTGTGTGAGCCATTTCCGGAACGGGAGCGGGAGCTGCCCCCGTTCTTAGTATTTAAGTCTCCAAGTCTCGACAATAAGGATGCATGCTCCTGACACGCATCAAAGACCGCCTTGGAAGCCGCTGTACGCGCATCTGAGATCGCGGCGTTGAGACGTGTACACGCATCGAGAGCCACGGCGTTGATGCGCGTATACACATCAACCGGCAAAACGGCCTTCGCTTCGGCCAGCAGCATTAAGGATTTGCGGGGTAAAGCACGTAAGTCATTGATTCCATTAAAATCGTTGATGCGTTTACACGCATCACGCTCTTGTAGATTCAACAACTTAGGCGAAAGCTCCGGGTGGAGCCTATCTTCCAACTCTATCACGAGGAATCGGGCTTTCAGCCAGGAAATACTGCGCGTCACCTGCGACTGCTCCATGTGCAGAACGACGGCCAGTGAGCGGTGGGTGTGCCGCTTCCATTTACCGAACTCCCTGATCGGCTCGCCGTCGGCGTCGACCTGGACCGCGTACAGTAGGCAGACCGGCCAGCAAGTCGAGAAGAACTTGATAGCCGCAAGCACTCGCTCATGCGGAAGGTGGACCGACTCCCATTTCTTGTTCCGATCCCAGTCTTTTGGAGGGAGGTCCATAACCGCCAGCAACTGCTCCTGGGTTTCGCGGCCCCATCGCTTCAGCCCGCGCGCTTCGTACATCTTCGAGAGCACACGGCCGCGGCACTCCGGCCGGTTGCGGCACAACGGCCCCTCGGCCGTCATGGTGTAGGGCTTCGGCTTTCCTCTCACTCCCGTCAGGCTAAAGACATTGCCACACTCGTGGCATGTGGGTGGCGGGGTGCTGACGCTCATCGTCCAGCTCCTACAGAGTCCTGCGTTGTACTCTTCATGGGGAATTCCGTCCAGCGTCTGAAAATTCATTGCCTGGAGGGGATGGGAAACTGGGCGGGTCTATGGCAAGATGGACTTAGCCTTGAAGCGTTCTCCCAACCTGTAAACGGCTCGCCACTGCGTGAATTTCTTGGCAGAAGGTACGCAGGGACGGGTAAAAGCAAAAGGGAGGCGATCTCCCAAGGTGCGGCATAGTTTTATGGCGTAGGCGAACTCCTTCGAGTTCGATTACAATATAAAATTTTCCGACCCATTTCCCGCCGCGGTAGTACCTTCGACGCCCTTCCCGGTAGTACTCTGCGTGCCCCGATTCTCGGTGTACGCCCAATAAACTGGTAGAGACGAAAACGGCCGATCCAGGTGTTATCAGCACCTGAACCGGCCTAACCACCCTAGTTTTCTTGGAACTGGAATGGCCTGTACTAATCCTAGTATTGAGATCTCTCTGGAGATGCTCAAAGCCGAACAACTGCGTCTGCGCAAGGGCGTTGTCGCACGCAACACCGTATTGGGCTACGGGTACGATTGGCGTATGTTTTGCGCCTGGGCGAAGAGCCGCGGCCTTGATGCGCTGCCGGCCTCGGCCGACACCGTGGCGCTTTACCTGACCGACCTTCTCACGCAGGGGAAGAAGATCACGACCGCACGCCGGCGCAAATGCGCCATCTTCTACGAACACGTGGCGCGCGGGCTGCCGTCTCCCGGCGTCGACGACATCCAGGAGCTGCTTCGTGGCGCCCAACGCCTTAGCGGGGAGAAACCACGGCAAATGCGGCCGATCAGCGTGCGCGAACTGCGCCGCATGTCGGCCAAACTCGCGCGCATCGGCACGCCGCGGGCACTGCGGGACCGTGCTCTGCTGGTGGTGGGTTTCGCGAGCGCGCTGCGCCGCTCCAACCTCGGCGCCCTCAAACTGGCAGACATCGAATTTGTGCGCGAGGGCGTGATACTCACCATAGATCGAGAGAAGGGCGACCAGGAAGGGCGAGGCAGATTCATCGGGCTTGCCCGCGGCCGCCATGCCGATACTTGCCCGGTGCGCGTCGTGCGGGCGTGGCTGCGGGTGCGCGGCGCCGGACCCGGCCCCCTGTTCCCCAGCATGGATCGCCGTCACCCGGGCGTGCCGTTGGATGGCGATAGCATCTGCCGCCTGGTCAAGCGAGCGCTCACGCTCATCGGAATCGATCCTGTGCAACACGGGGCACACAGTCTTCGCGCCGGATTTTGCACCGCGGCCGGCGAGGCCAATGTCGGAGAGTTGGTGATTGCGAGCCAGACCGGTCACCGCAGTATGCAGGTGCTGCGAAGCTATTTCCGCCGCTCGGATCTCTGGCGGGCTAATGCCAGCGCGCTGCTCGGCCTGTAGCTGAGAGCCTATGACGGATTGGAGATGGTTTGTCGTTTTATCTCCCCCTGTTCTAGAAGGGGTTGGAAAGGTGGCCGGCTAGAACGCCCCTGTTTGGCAGAGGCCCGGCCACCGTCTCCGATTCCAACTTGCCCGAGGATCAGTCGAGCGAAAAGATGGTAGCACATAATCGTGTCTTCCCTCGACGAGTACATGCCAGCCTCTTCTCGACGGGAGCACCTCTTTCGAGGCAGCTCTTAGACTCGGGCTCGGAAAGATGACTAGACGCAACCAGAGTATTACCCGGATTTAGAATCGTATAGGCATCGTCACAATCCGCGGTGCCTTTTCATACGACGGCTAGGGTAATACCCTCATTTGCGTGGTATAGGCGCTTTGATCGCATCGACGTCGCGCCGCGCGATGCGATAGCGGCCGCCGGGCCGCACTCCGACATCGAGCGCGCCGAGGCGCCTTTCCTCGATCATGCGCAGCAGGTAAGTGCCCGGCAGGCCCGAGTAGTCCGCGGCCTCGTCCACGGTGAGCCAGGGGCGATCCGGCGCCGGCGAAGGTGCGGGAAGCGCCTGGACCGGCGGCAGTGCGGCCACTTCGCCCGCACCTCCGCGGTAAGCGACCAGCCGCTGCTTGCCGTCCATCACCGCCCGGTGAACCTCGGCCGCAGAAAAGACGGTTTGCCGGCGCTTGGTGACGGGATCCGTCACCTGGCGTCGTCTCATGGCGCCGTTCGCCGAGAGTTCGAGCACGCGGCGCACGCTCAAACCGAGCCGCTGGGCGGCGATTTCTTTGCTGATGAATTCAGGCGCCGGGCGAACAGACGCAGGCGCAGAACTGCGGTATGCTGGTTTTGAATTTGACATTTGCGAACCTTGGGCGGGCGTTCCACGCGCCCGCTTTCTTTTTGACTGTAACCCAGTTGTCAGGCCACGAGCAGCGCCAGAACCCAGAATGAGAGTCCTAGAGCAATGAGGTTAATGCGCGGACTCGGCACGTTCAGGGCGGCCAAAACCAATGAGATCAAGGCAAGCAGCATCAGCACGAGACGTAGCGAAACCATACTCAGCCTCCCGTCTTTCTGGTACGATACTTCCAAAGTATAGCGACACACCCCCGCCGGGCCGGGGCCGAATGATTCTCTAAAATAGCCCGCATTCCCCTGCATCAGTCAAGCTGTGCCCCAACTTCTGCCCGCAAAAGTGCCCGTATTCACGCAATACGGCAAAGTCGAAATGGCTGATGCGGCACGTGTGCGCCAACTCGTGGCGGCGCCGAATGCGGTGTTCGTCTGGCGCCATAAAGACGGGCAGTTGATGCGAATCATGCTCACCAGCTACGGCGAGGATTACGGGCGCCGCGGCCGCCAGGGCAACCCGCAAAAGGACATCTACCGCGCAGAGAGCGACGACAATCCGCCGAATGTCTGGACCTTCAAGCGGAACTGCGGCAGTGCCGCGGAGCCGCAGTCATGACGGTGGGAGAGCTCAAGAAACTGCTTGAGCCGCTCGACGACGGGCTACCCGTCATCGTGGTGGCACCCTGCCTGGACGAAGACGGCGACGACTGCGAGACGTGGTTCCAGGTGCACGAAGTCGCGAGCGAGATGGACGCCGACACTGCGGAAGAATACGCGAAGTTCGATTGCACCCGGTTGGATTTTGAAAAATGACCCCGGCGATTGACGCGGAACTGGAACTGATCGAGGAGATGGCGCAGTGCGCCAACGACCCGCTGCGCTTCGTCATGTTCGCCTACCCTTGGGGAGTACCGCGGACGCCGCTCGCGGACTACGCGGGGCCAGACGAGTGGCAAGGTCAGTTGCTGCGCGAGATCGGCGAAGAGGTGCGGAAGCGCGGCTTCGACGGCCTCAACGCTGTGGGGCCCATCCGCCAGGCCATCTCGAGCGGACACGGGATCGGGAAGAGCACCACAAGCGCCTGGCTGGCGAACTGGATCATGTCCACCCGCCCGAATTCGCAGGGCACGATCACCAGCAACACCTTTGCGCAGCTTTCCACCAAGACCTGGCCGGCGATCCTGAAGTGGACGCGCATGTGCATCACCGGCCACTGGTTCGTGGCGGGGCAGGAAAAGATCTTCGCCAAGGCGGCGCCGGAATCCTGGTTTGTCACCGCGCAGACCTGCAGGCGAGAGAACTCCGAGGCCTTCCACGGCCAGCACGCCGCGCGATCGACGTCCTGGTATCTCTTCGACGAGGCCTCGGCCATCCCTGACGAGATCTGGAACGCGGCCGAGGGCGGGCTCACTGATGGTGAGCCGATGATCTTCGCGTGGGGCAACCCGACCAGGAACACCGGCAAGTTTCACCGCATCGTCTTCGGATCTGAGCGGGACCGGTGGCTGCAGAAAATCATTGACAGCCGTACCGCGCGATTCACTAACAAGGCCCTGCTCGAGGAGTGGATCCGCGATTACGGGGAAGACTCCGACTTTGTACGGGTCCGGGTCCGCGGGATCGCGCCGCGCGCCGGCGAGCTGCAATACATCGATCAGGAGCGGGTCTGGCAGGCCCAGCAGCGCGCGGCCTCAAGTTTTCCTGACGATCCTCTGGTTTGTGGGTTCGACGTCGCCGGCCGCGGCGGGATGTTCAACCTGCCGGGCGCCCGGAGCGATGGCGGCGGCGAAGGCTCCAACAAGCGCGACAGCGGCGGATCCGGCGCCTGGAACGTGATCGCGTTCCGGCGCGGCCTGGACGCCCGGGCGATCCCGGCCGTCCGGATCTCGGGCGAGGACACGCGCGATCGCAGCGTGATGCTGGGCAAGCTGACCGAGATCCTGAGCGACAAGCGGCCCACGCACCAGGTCGCGATGATGTTTGTCGATTCGGCCTTCGGCGCGCCCTACGTCGAGCGGCTGCGCGCGATGAACTACGACAACGTCATGGAGGTTAACTTCGGTGCGCCTTCTCACGATCGCCACCAGGCCAACATGCGCGCGTACATGTGGAGCCGGATGAAAGAGTGGCTCCTGAAGGGCGCGATTCCCGGCGACAACATTTTGGAGACAGACCTCACCGGCCCGGGCTACCACTTGAACAAGAGCGAGCAGCTCGTGATCGAGAGCAAGCAGGACATGGTGAAGCGAGGGATCGCGTCACCGGACTACGGTGACGCACTGGCCCTCACGTTTGCCGCCTTTGTGCCGCCGGTGGCGCCGGCCGCGGCGCAGGAACTCGGGCGCGGGTTCGGGGGCGGCGGGTCATGGATGGGGTGAGGCAAGTGAAAGTCTCTTACGATCCCAAGTGTGAAGAGTTGGCGCGCTACTTCCTGACCACTGACATCACCAAGCCCGGCCAGGAACAGGTGAGCCGGCTGGCCGGCAAGATCCAGCAGGCGATCGAAGAGTTTCTCGAAACCGAGTCGTGAGATGGATGAACTCGACATTCCGCTGAACACGCCGGAAGGCCAGCGCTTGCTCGGCGCGCGCGACCTGATAGCGGAAGAGGCCTTTGAGGCGAGGGATTCACGGCTTAACCAGACAGTGACCGCGAGATTAGCAAGTAAGCGGCGAACGACAAGACGCTGACGACGGCGAGTATCCAGGTTATCCGATTGAACACAGAATTGATCCACCGTTTCTTGCGCGCGTGCTCGTCGATGGCTGCGGACACCTTTTGCTCGTACTCAGCGAACGCTGCGTCCATGTCTCGCTGGTATTTGTCGAACACTGCGTCCAGATCTCGGTCGTGTTGCATAGTTGCGTTCGCATCATAACAAACGGAAATGGCGAGTAAGTCCGAAAAAGACCTCATCGCGACGGCACGCGCGCGCTACAAGCTCGCCGAGGAAGCCGAGCGCGAGATCCGCAAAGAGGCGAAGATCGATCTGCAATTTGCGGCCGGCGAGCAGTGGGACGCCGACGACGTCCAGCGGCGCAACGCGATGGGCCAGGCCGGCAAGCGCCCCTGCCTCACGTTCAACAAGCTCACCGGCCCGATCAACCAGGTCGCGAACCAGGCGCGCATGAACAAGCCTGACCTCGAGGCGCTGCCGGTCGATTCGCAGAGCGACCCGAAGACGGCCAAGGTCATCGAAGGCATGATCCGGCACATCCAGTACGCCTCGAAAGCCGATCAGGTTTACGAGACTTCGCTCGATCAGTCGACGAAGGGCGGCTTCGGGTACTTCAAGGTCACCACTCGCTACTGCGGCAACAAGACGTTCGACCAGGAGATCCGGATCGAGCGCGTACTTAACCCGTTCAGCATCCTGATGGACCCGTATGCGAAAGAGGCAGACAAGTCCGACGCGAAGTATGGCTTTGAATTGGAGTGGATCTCGAAGGACGAGTATAAGGACGAGTTCGGCGACACCGAAGTCGCGAAGATGAACTTCTACCAGGGCTGTACTAACCCTGCCCCGGACTGGATCGGCGACGACGGCGTGCTGGTGGCCCGCTACTGGTATCTGGAGATCGAAACCAAGACACTGGTGGGCATCCAGTGGCCTGATGGCGCCGTCACGAATGAGTACCTCGAGGATCTCCCGGCGGACCTTCCGCCGGGCATCCAGTTCGCCGTCGATGAGAACGGCGATCGCATCGAGCGCGAAGACCAGATCCGGCACGTGAAAATGTGCCGCCTGAACGGCGTGGAGATCCTGGACGAGACCGACTGGAAAGGCCAGTGGATCCCGATCCTGGCCGTGCTCGGCGAGGAGATGTACATCGAGAACAAGCGGTACTTGTTCTCGCTGATCCGTTTCGCCCGCGACCCGCAGAAGCTGTATAACTTCTACCGCTCGAGCGAAGCCGAAACGGTCATGTTGGGCACCAAGGCGCCTTGGGTGGGGGTAAAAGGCGCCTTCAAAGATCCGCGCTGGGCGACGGCAAACACCGTGCCGTGGGCTTACCTCGAGTACGAGCCTCTCGATATCGCCGGCAACCCGGTGCCGGCGCCGCAGCGCAACCTATTTGAGCCGCCGATCCAGGCGCTGAGCATCGGCGCCGCGCAGGCCTCGGACGACATCAAGGCGACCACGAACGTCTATGACGCCAGCCTCGGGTCGCAGTCCAACGAGACGTCAGGCATCGCGCTTCAGCGGCGCCAGGGTCAGATGGAGTTATCCAACTTCCATTTCGTGGACAACCTGAACCGCGCCATCCTGCAGTGCGGCGTGATCCTCTGTGACCTGATCCCCAAGATTTACGACACCCCGCGCCAGGTGCGGATCCTCGGCGAGGACATGCAGGAAGAGATCGTCCAGGTGAACCAGACGTTTCAGGACGACTACGGCGCCGAGAAGTGCTACGACCTCGCCAACGGCAAGTATGACGTGCGCCTGAAGATCGGGCCGAGTTTCAAAACCCAGCAACAAGAAACCGCGGCCCAGGTCACCGAACTCTCGCGCAACTTCCCGCAGCTAATGACGGTCGCCGGCGACATCGTCTTCGACAACCTGAACTTTGCCGGCGCCGAGAAAATTGCCGACCGACTGCGCCGGTCCATGCCGCCGGAATTGACCGAGGACACCGACAAAAAGCCGCAGCAGTTGCTCGCGCAGCAGAACGCGCAGCAGGCCCAGCAGATCGAGCAGTTGACCGCGGCACTCAACAAGTTGAGCGACGACGTGCGCGCCAAACGCATTGAATCCGAAAGCAGCATGGAGATCGAGAAGATGAAGATCGACTCGTCCGATCGCCAGGCCGCCATGCGCGCGCAAGTCGACCTCGTGAAGGTCGAGGCGCAATTGACCAGCACTGAGAATATCGCGCTGCTCAAGGCGCAGGTAATCGATCTGCAGCGGCAGATCGCCGGTATGGCGTCCGGGGCCGCGGCTGAGGCCGCGGAACCCGAGCCCGGCGAAGGCGGCGGGATGCCGCCGGCGGCCGCACTCCCGGCCGCAGCGCCGCAGCAGGCTGGATTATGAAGCTATTCGATCGGGCCGTTCGCCATACCCCAGACTCCGTATCCCTCGATGCAAATTAGATGCGTATCCCACCCAATACGGGAGTCACGAACGTACGGCGTCACGGTGACGTGTTCCGGCTCGACGCGGAAGGCGAAGGGTCCAAGGCTCTCACGAATGATCTCAACTAGGTGCTCGCGATCGCGCACCGGCTGGACGGTTGCCATGCTCTCGTCCAGGTGCCCGCGGTGTTCGCGGACCAGCCGCTCTTCAGTTCGATCCATAGCGAAATTCTAGAACGATTTATGCCAGACGAAGTAATCCCAACCCTCGAGCAAGGGACGGAAACCGCCACGGTGAGTGAAGCCCCGAAAGACTTTCGGGAGTATGCCACTTGGCGGCGCACCGGTGAATTGCCCGAGGCGAAGGAACCAGAAACACCCGCGGCCGCGGGCGACACCCCGCAGGCCAAAACTGAACCGGACTCGGAAACGGACGACACTCAGGACGCAGGGGAAAAAGACGACGATTCGCAGGACGACGCAACGCCCGCCGGCAAAGGTAAAGGCGGGTCGCGGCAACGCCGGATCGAACGGCTGACCAGGGAAAACGAGGAGTTGAAGCGGAAGATTGCCGGGCAACCGGCGCCGCCGCAGGATAAGCCCTCTGAACCCGCGAAGCCAGCCGCGACCGGCAAGCCGAAGCTCGAGGATTACCAAACCCTCGAGGCGTACCAGGAAGCCCTGACGGATTGGAAACTCGATGACCGCGAGCGCACCCGCAGAGAAGCGGACGCGCGAACGGCCGCCGAGGAAGCAGTCCGCACAGAGCAGGACGGGTGGGCCAAGAAAGAAAAGGCCGCCCGCAAGGCGCACGACGACTACGACGACCTGATCGACACGGTAGTGATCCCGGCCGGGCCGGGAGTCATGGCCGCACGTCAGGCGATGTTGGAAGACGAGCACGGCGCCGAGCTCCTGTACCACCTGGCGAAGAATCCGAAAGAACTGGAACGCATCGCCGGCCTGTCGCCGGCGAGCGCCGTTCTGGCGATCGGCAAACTGTCCGCGAAGTTCGACACCCCTGCCACTGAAAACGGGAAACCCAGAATAACCGGCGCACCCAAACCGCCACCACCGGGTGGACGGCCTTCGAAGATCACGAGCGACACGCCTGAAGAGGCGGCGAAGCGCGGTGACTTCCGGGCATACACGCGGTTGCGCACAGCGCAGCAGCGGTAAGGGACGCGCCACTGGAGCAAGCAGACAGTGGCAACTAACACACTCTTATCCGCACAGGTGATCACTAACGAACTCCTGATGCGGTTCAAAAACAACCTGGGCTTCAGCGGTGCGATTGCCCATACCTGGGACGACAAATTTGCCGTCGAAGGCGCCAAGGTCGGAGACACCGTCCGGCTGCGCGATGCGGTGCGGTTCGCCGTCGCCAAAGGCCGGGTGATTACCCCGCAGGACGTCACCGAGACGGCCAAAACCCTAACCCTCAACACCCAGGCGAACGTGTCCTTCCAGTTCACGTCCGCCGAACTGACCCTCACGATCGACGCCTTCCGCGACCGGTATCTCGAATCGGCGGCGGTCGCGCTCGCCAACGCGGTCGACGTGGACGGGCTCCTCATGGCGTGTACGTCGACTCCCAACGCAATCGGGACTCCCGGCAGCCCGCTGACCATGCTTGATGCCGCATGGCAGGCCGGCGAAGTGCTGGACCTGAACTCGACGCCCATGGACGGCAGGCGCAGCATGGTGATCTCGCCGAAGGTGCAAACCCTGACGCTCAAAGCCGCGCAGGGGCTGTTCCAGTCGTCCACGCAGGTCAAAAACCAGTACGAGCGCGGCCGCATGGGCACGATGGGCGGCTTCGAGTGGGTGATGGACCAGAACACGCCGGTCCTTCAGGTTGGCCCGCTCGGCGGCGCTCCGCAGGTTGGCGCTGCCGCGCAATCCGGATCAACGCTCAATGTGACCGGCTTCACCGCCGCCGCGGGGCTACGGCTCAGAAAAGGCGATCTGTTTACGCTGCCGACCGTATTTGGGACCAATTCGGTCTCGGGCGCGGTTGGCTCCGATCTGCAAAAGTTCCTAGTGACGGCCGACACCTCGAGCCTGGCAGACGGCTCAGCGGCGATTCCGATCTATCCGCCGATCATCACCAGCGGCGCAACCAGGACAGTCAGCAACTCGCCGGCCGCGGGTGCTCCGCTGACGATCATCGGCACCGCAAACCAACTGACGGCGCAATCGATTGCGTTCCACGAGAGCGCGTTCGTAATCGGTATGGCGCCTCTCGTGGTTCCGAAAGGGATTCACTTCGGCGCTTCCCAGCAGGATCCGGACACCGGCGTGGCGATCCGTATGTTGAGTGATTACGATATCACCAACGATTTATTCATTACCCGTTGCGACGTTTTATACGGCCACGCCGCGCAGCGCCCGGAATGGGCCGTTCGATTGGAGAGCTAAAGCCATGAACGACAAAGATAAGAACGACAAAAAGCGCGAGAGCGGAAAGGTGCCGGAAGAAGAAGGCCTGGAGCGAGGATTCGCCAACCGGCACGCCGAAACAACGCAGCCAGGCCAAGTCAGGCGGCAGGAAATACCGCCCGAAATCGAGGGCGAAGCCGAAGAGGTCGACCAAGAGGCCGACCGGCGGCGCAACGAAGGGGTACAGCGGGGGTTCGCCAACCGGCACGCGGAAGTAGCGGGTGCGGTCGCGGGCGAGCCGCTGGCGCCGGCGCCGTTTTCGAGGCCGCGCACTACGGCGGAACCCGAAGGCGGCTATGAGGCGGGATACCCGAAGGTCTACTTCTCGGTCTATGACCGTGTTCCGCCAATCGTCGTCAAGACTCCTGCCGAGGAAGGCGCGATCGATAAGGCCAACTTCATGACGATTCCGCCCGAAGAGGTCGATCCAGCATTGACCGACGCAAAGATGCGGGCGGAATGGCGGGTGGGAGATCGGGCCGCGGAACGCAACCTCGAGCAGACGGAAAGCCGCTCGGCATTTTCGCCAGTCGCGGGAGAGTCCGAGCGCCGGAACCGTCCGCGAGACGAACGCGCAGAACATGCGGCGGACGCAAAACATGCGGCGGACGCAGAACATGCGGCGGCGCAGAAACCCGGAAGGACACGCTACTAGATGGCTCAACGCGGCAAGGCAGGACGGCCGGAATGGCCGCAACTCTGGGCTAACGTCAACTCGCCGCCTATGCTCATTCATCAACCCGACCAGGCCCAGCAACTCGGCTCGGCCTGGCGGAAGGTCGATCTGACGCCGCTCCTGGCGCAGCCCGAACCGCCTCTGCCCGAAGTTCCGCCGGTGTCGATCAACCCCACGAGCGCCGACCTTCCGGCGTCTCCCACCAGTGCCAGCTTTACCGTCACCGTCACCGGACCAGGCACGAGCGGAACCTGGACCGCCGAACAGGACGCCGGCGCGGACTGGCTCGCTATCCAATCCCCGCTCACCCCGCAATCGGCAGACGGCACGGTGGAATACAGCGCCGGCCTCAACCCCGGAGCGGAGAGGTCAGCCAATATTTACGTCAACGGCAAGACCTTCACGGTCACGCAAGCAGGCGTATGAAGCCCTCGGAAGACTACCCGCGGATGATGTTTCACCGCACCAAAGAAGCGGTGACTGTGTTGTCCCGGGAGGAAGAAGACGGGCTGGGGCCGGACTGGTCGCGGGTCATCTGGCAGGCGCAGCTATTCGCCGCGCCAGAACCTGCGCCCGAACCCGAACCGGAACCGGAACCGCAATCGGAAGGCTACACCGAATCGGAACCGGAAAAGGAGACTGCGCCGGCCGCCAACCCAACCCGGCCGGCGCGGGCTCCAATGAAGCGACCGGCCGCCCACAGCAAGAGAAAAAGGACGGCGTAAGGGGTTCGCGATCAAACACAACCGGGGTGTAGCTGCGGAGATGCGGCCGGAATGGCGGCAGTGCCGCCGCTTCGCCCGCACTTAGGCAAGGAATCGAGACTTTTGAGACATAGGAGATCAACGAGATGCCATATACACAGCCTAAGGCAGGTACGGTTTTGCCCGCCAAAGAAAACGCGAACCCGAAGATCGAGAATCCCGGCCCGGTGCATGGCACGGGCAACGCCCTCGACGAATGGAACCAAGCAGTCGCGCAGGATACTGCGTACAAGGGCAACCTGACCCTGAAAGAGAATTTCGACAACGCCAGCAAAGACTCTCCGGAATACGCCCAGCAATTAGGGGCTGAGAAGTCCTGGGCCGTCCTGGTGAGAAACGCCGAAGCCGGCGGCATCTACTTTGACCAGCAGAAACTCGGGCCGCCGGTGAGCACGCTCTAACGGAGGGGTTGCCGCGATGCCAACCGCAAGCGAACTGATCCACTCGTCTATGCGCCTGATCGGCGCGATCGCCGCCGGCGAAACGCTCGAGACGGCCGAACTCAGTGACGCACTGGTGACCCTCAACCAGATGCTCGCCTCGTGGTCAACGGAGCGGGTCACCGTCTACGAGATACGGCGCGATCAGTTCACCCTGACCGGGGCGCAGTCCTACGCGATGGGGCCGGCCGGCGTCTTCGTCGCGCCGCGGCCCGCTCAGATCATTGCCGCGCGCGCCTCGAGCGGCAACTTCGGCCGCGGGCTCGCGATCGTCGACGTGAACCGCTGGAGCGAGATCCTCGAGCGCGGCGGCGCGGTCAACCTGCCAATGAAGGCGTTCGTCGATTACGCCAGTCCCTTGGCGACCGTCCATTTGTGGCCCGTGCCGGCCGCAGGTACGACGATCGAACTCTACACGCTTCAGGAGTACACCACGTTTCCCGATGGCGTGGCGGCGCCCAACGGGCCGCCGCCGCCCGTCCATAACTTCGCGCCGCAGCGGATGACCTACACCCTGCCGGGCGGATCCGGATCGTTCACGGTGGGCCCGGGCGGCCAGTTGGCGATGCCTCGCCCGGCCAGGTGCGATGCGATCGCGGCCGCCAGCGCAACCTACCGCAGGCCGGTGGAGATCGTCTCCGCACTCGAATGGTCTACGATACTCGAGCCTTCCGGGGCGCCGATCACCGTGCCGATGGAAATGTACATCCAGTACAGCTTTCCCGCGGTTACGCTCAATCTGTGGCCCGTGGCGGCCACTGGCACGCTCGAGGTTCACTCGCTCGCGGCTCTGGCGGCCTTCGCAGCCCTCGGCGACACGATCAGCCTGCCGCCGGGCTACGAGGCCGCCATCCGCTACAACCTGGCGGTTGCGCTCCTGCCGGAATACCCGCGTTCTGAGGTGGACCCGACTCTGCTGCCGCAGGCGCAGAACTTCAAGGCGGCTCTGGTGCAGTTGAACACGGCCACGCAGCGGCTCGGCGGATTGCCGCCGGCAGAAACCGCGGGCAGCGCGGAGACGCAGACAGTCCAGACCAGATGAACCCTACTCGGCGTAGCCTCTTGGTCGCGCCTGCGCTGGCCTTAGGGAGTAAACCCATGACACCGACTTTCGGAAAAGCACGTTTCGGACCCTCTGTAAGTGGCATAGCGCCGTTCTCGACCGGAGTGCCGCCGGCAATGTATCCGGGCGCCATTGCCACCAACCAGCAACTCGCAGTCGCCGTAGACCGGCTCCAAACGAGACTGGCGGTCCCTTTGGCCGCGTCAGACACGCTAATGATCGTCCAGGATGGCGCCGGCATCGTCCCTTCCTGCCTGCTCACGATCGACAACGAGATTGTGCAGGTAGTGTCCGGGGCCGGCAATTCATGGACGATCACCCGCGGATTCGACGGAACCGTTGCGGCCCTTCACCTCGGCAGTTCCCTGGTTGCGGGATTCATTGATGCCTGGCACCATAACGCGCTAGTCGCCGAGGTCCAGGCGATGCAGATCCGGCTCGGGCCGAACCTCTCGCGCGTGAACACCTCCCCGGTCGTTCCGGCGGCGCCGTTCAATTTTTCGGCGCAGGCGCCGGGCGGATCGCTCGTGGTGGGCACCAACCTGATTACGCTATCGCCGGTCCCTGAAGGCGTCAACGGGACCGACACATTCCACTATCTGTACATTTCGGGCGGAACGGGCGCCGCCGAGGTTGTGCCGATCACCGGCGGCACGGCGGTTGCCGGCGCCGCTTCGGGCACCATCTTTGTGACGTGCGCCAACGCGCACTCGGGCGCCTGGACGATCCGTAGCGCCACCGCGGGCATCCAGGAAGCCATCAGTTCGATTGGACCGACCCACGCAGCCTATGCCGGCGACGGCGCGACCACGGGCGGCGGGACCGTGTATATCGCTCCCGGCACTTATACGCTGTTCGGCACCGTCTACGTGCCGAGCAACGTGGAATTGTTCGGAATTCTCAGCAGCACGATCCTGGTTCCCGGCACGCCGGGCATGAACATGGTGCAGACCGTCCCGCGATCGCTTTATAACCGCGTCCATGACATGACATTCAATCTTCAGGGAATCAGCAGCAATGCTCTGGTCTTGATGTCATCGCAGCTTGGACGATATTGGAACCTGCAATTCCAGGGCGGAAACGGAGTAGTTGGAATCGACCTGTACATGACCGTCTCCGGATCTGCCGACACAACCTACAACTGCATCCTAAACGACTTCAACAACATTCATTTCGAGATCGGCACTCTCACGCCGCTTGTCCTGATGGGGGCAATGGGGCCATCCGGAGCAGTCACCGAGAACACGTTCCGCAACATCTGGGTAGCGGGAGGTGGAGCCACCCATTCGTTGATCACCGTCGACAAGATGGCCGATTCGAACTATTGGTACAACATCAATTTCCTGTCCGGAACGGCCCTTCTGGGATTCGATATCGGTCCTACGTCAAACCCTGGTGATGCGGGCGGGCAGTATATCGATTACGTGGTTGCGACGGGAGCGAACCCCGGAAGCACAATCATCAATGTCGGCCCGGGGCAGAACAATGTCTGCGTGAATACCATCATCAACCTTGGGTGGGGCACCGAATTTTTCGCCAGTGCCACGGCTCGGAATGTGGTCATAAAGAATTCGCGGTATCCGGCTGACGGTTACAGCATTTGGGCAACCGGCGGGCTCCACCTCGGAGAAACCCAGAACCCGACCTTTCTCGCCACTCCCAGTTTTGGTGCGTCACTTACCAACGGGCTGAATTCCAACATCGCAATCGGGCAAACGACGTTTCTGTACGTGCAGGGGCCAACCGCCGCTTTTTCGTTAGGCGGATTCGCGGGAGGGGTCGATGGCCGAACACTGCAGGTGTTTTGCAGCATGCCGCAGGCCATGACGATCGTAAACGAGGACGCAACCTCGATTGCCGCAAATCGAATCGCCACCTTGACAGGGGTGAATGTAACACTGCGCGCGGGGATCTCGTTCGCCACGTTCATTTACGCAGCCCCAATTAGCCGCTGGCTACTGGTGTCCACGAACTGAGTTTGATCCTATGGCGCTCTTCAATACCGCTCAATTTAACAGCGCACTGTTCGGCGGGCCGGGCGGCCTTCCGCCAGGCGTGGCGCCGATACAGGTAGGGCAGGGATTGCTTTATCCCGCACTGCGCAAGGCCGGCGTGACTCTGGGACCGCAGCGCACGCCGTCGCCTGCGCAGTTCCAGGACGCGATCGACGAACTGAACCGCTTGCTCGGTTCGCTCAACTGCGATCGGCTCTGGATTTACGGGCAGGACATTCTGCCTCTGCCGATGAGCGGAAAGAAAATCTACACCATCGGCATCGACCCGAGCGGCAACCTGCCGCCGGCCGATTTCCCGGTCCAGGTTCCCAAGGGGATTACCGGGGCGGTCTACGTCGATGCTGCGCAGCGTTACCCGGTGGCCATCCTCACTCCGCAGGTGTGGGCGGCGATCCCGGCGCAAGACCTCGCAGGCGCGATGCCGGCGGGTATTTATTTCGATCGCGGATATCCGATTGCGAATCTTTACGTCTACGGCCAGCCAGCCGCGGGCGAACTCGAGTTGTACGTCTGGCATCTGATACCCAGCGTGGCGACTCTCGCGGACGTAGTCGTAGTGCCGCCCGGTTACGAGGACGCCATCGTGCTGAGTTTGGCGTGCCGCCTGGCGCCCCATTTTCAGCTTCAAGTGAATCCCGAGGTGCGCCAGCAGGCGCGGGATTCGATGATGCGTCTGAATTCGATCAACGCGCCCCAGCCGGTTGCGTCCGTGGGTTTCGGCTGTTGTGGCGGCGGTTACAACATTTATAGCGACCAATGAAGATCTCGCTGGCGGGACCATCGTACACGTTGCAAAGCGTGGTTGCCGCGGCGCAGCAGTGCCTGAACTGGTATCCCGAGACGCTGGCGGTTCCGGACGAGCCGCGGAAAACGGTTCTCTTTCCGCGGCCGGGATTGAAGTTCTTTGCGCAGTTGACGCCTACCAAGATTCGCGCACTGTGGGCCGGCGGCGGCCGCCTCTTCGCGGTCCACAACGACAAACTGTCGGAGATCCATTCCAATGCCAGCATAACCAGTACCGCGAAGGTCATGTTCCAGGGATCGGGCAATCCCGATCCGGCGCAGATCTTCTCTAACGGCCACCAGTTGATGATCATCACGGGAGGCCTGGTCTACATCGACAATGGCGCCGGCCCGGACCCGGTGCGCTTTTCTACGGGCGGCACGGCATCCGCGGACGGAACTACGTTCAACGTGCACCGGCTCACCGGGCCGCCGTTCGATGCGCCCACGATGAACGGCCGGGTGCTGCGATTCCAAGGAACCGTCTTTACCGGGGTAACCGTCACCGGCCCGGACGACATGACGGTGACGCCGATACCCGCGGCCACCGCAGAGGACACCTGGACAATCGATTCCGGGGCCAATGTGGACGCAGTGACCGGCGGCTTTCTCGATGGCTACTTCATCATCAATCGCGTGCCGCGGCCCGATCTTCCGCAGGACCAAGATCCGGGCCGGCAGTACAACATATCGGGCCTCTACGACGGCACGTTCTGGGACGAACTCGATTTCGGCGTGAAAGAGGGTAACTCGGATTACATCAACTCGATCCTCTGCGACCATGAGGAACTGATTTTATTTGGCAGGGAGACGACGGAGGTCCACCAGAACGTGGGCATCACGCTGGACAGCGCCGGCGTGGCGTCCTTCCCGTTCCAGCGCATGCCGGGCGCGTTCATGCGCGAAGGTTCTGTATCCGTCTTCGCGCCGTGCTCGGTGGGCCCGTACCTCTGCTGGCTCGGCGGATCGCCCAACGGGCAGACCGTGGCGTATAGAGCTTTGGCGTTCCAACCCGAGCGTATCAGCACGCACGCGCAAGAGGAAAGCTGGAACAGTGCCAATTTCAAGGTGTCCGATGCGGTGTCCTACTGCTACCTCGATGCCGGCCATCTGTTCTGGGTCTTGAATTTTTGGCAGCAGCAGCAGACCTGGGTGTACGACATGACGGAGGGCGCCTGGCACGAGAGGAACGGCTACAACCCAGCGGTGACTGCCTGGCTGGCGAAGGCGAGCTTCACGCGCTATCAGCCGTGGTATCACGCCTTCATTCCTGAATGGGGCCAAGGCGGCAAGCATATCGTGGGCGATCCGGCCACCGGAAAACTCTACGAGCAGAGCCTGAACTATTACGACGACGACGGCGTGGCAATCCAGTACCTGCGCGCCTTCCCGCATTTACTAAACGAGGACCGCTACCACTTCCACCATCGGTTCGAGGCGTACATGGAAACCGGCACGGTGGCGGCCGGCAACCCGGAAATGACCGTGGGCCTCGATTGGAGCAATGACCGCGGACACACGTTCCTGCCACTACCGCAGTTCCAGGGTAGCGGCGTCAATGGCGACTTCTCCAAACGCATCGTCTGGCGGCGCCTCGGGCGCAGCCGTGATCGCGTCTACCGCATCGGCGTGCTCGGCAAGGCAAAGGTGGCATTGACCGATGCGTTCCTCGAGGCCACGCCGGGATCTGCGTGATGGCGAACCTGACGATTCCCCCATACCGTGCTGCGCTGCTCACCAATGCCGATGGATCGCCAGTGACGCGCATGGGCGCGAACGGCGAGGGCGTCGTCATGACCGAGCGGCAATGGTACATGTTTTGGCAGTCCGCGGCGCAGCAGATCAACGACGGCGCTACCTTGCTCGGTCAACTCGCCGGCCTGGTCGATTACGGGAATCATGCCGACCGGCCGGATCCGCAGTTCGCGACAGACGGAGCGCTCTATGTCGAACAGGACCGCGGAAGCGTCCTCTACCAGAACCAGGGGGGTGTCTGGCAGTACATCGCGGGCATCATGTACGGCACGCTAGTGCCCGACCAGAGGCCCGCGGACCTGGGACCGGCCGCCGATGCCGGTTTCCAGTTCCGCACCAACGTGGACCCGGCGCAGGCGTTCGCCTGGTCTGGAACGGCCTGGATCGAGACGACACCGATACGCTATGGCACGCATGCGGCGCGGCTGGCGGCGCCGATCGCGGGCCTCGTCTCCGGCATGCTCTGGATGGAGACTGACCGCGGGAGCGTCATCTATCAGAATCAGGGCGGGACGTGGCTGTTCCTTAGCGGCACGATGTGGGGCACTCTTGTGCCCGATCAACGTCCTACTGACCTCGGCGTCCACGATGCGGGCTTCGGCTTCCGGACCACGCCGCCGCCGCCGCGCGAATTTATCTGGAATCAGACCGCATGGGTTGAGGTAACGAATATCAGCGGCGCCACGGGCCTTACCACGGTGGGCGCCATTCCCAAGGTGACCGCTCCGGGCTCGCTCGCTGAAAGCGCCATGCTGGACAATGGCACCATCGTAACCGCTACCAACCGCGACATGAAGGTCATAGGGGCCATTCCGGTTTATGTCGCTTCCAACGCCGGCGGCAACCAACCAGGACGGTTTGGGAAGATCAACGATGCCACTGCTCTGTTGTCGCGCAACGTCTCCTTCGACGGAGCGAATTGGAATCTGGATAATATCGCAGCCGATGCCGACCTGTTGCTGACTTCGGGCGGGCAGTTTCTCTTTTTTTATCTGACTGCAGGCGCCAACCCGCGCCCTCCAGCGTTGACGGTAACTCTCGATACGGTTAGCGGCGCGGTGAACGTCACGACATCCTACAAGGTGGCCGGGGTCAAGGTAGTTGGCCCTCAGGGAGCGGCGCTTACCGCTACGGGAGCTTCGGTTTCAGGCATAGCTGGAGCGACCTATACCGCGACGGAGCAAACGATCCTGAATAATGCGGTGGCTTTGGCGAACCGCCTCAAAGTTACGGTCGATCAGATGCAGGCAAGGCTCCAATCGCATGGATTAATTCTCTAACTGCCATGATCCACATCGAGCGTTCCGCAGACTACGCACTGATCCGCGGGATCATGGCCCACCCCGGCGTCTACAGCCACCTGACCGACGACTTCTCGCCGGCGATCGCGGACTTTGTGCCGCTCCAAAGCGACGGCCTCTGGTATCTCGTCGTCTGGGACGGCAACGAGCTGCTCGGACTTTGGATGCTGGTCCCTCAGAACGCCGTGTGCTGGGAGATTCACACAGTGCTACTGCCCAACGCATGGGGCGACCGAGCGCACCGGGCCGCGCAAGCGGTCCTGGAATGGATCTGGACGCACACGCCGTGCCGGCGCATCGTCACCAACGTGCCGGCGGAAAACCGGCTCGCCTACCACTTCGCACTGTCCGCGGGCCTCGAGCAGTATGGCGTTAACGACAGGTCATTTTTGAAGCACGGGCGCCTGCAGAACCAGATCTGCCTCGGCATCAGCCGGCCGCTTTCGTTGCCGTTGTTCAAGGACACAGAAACACCGATTCCCGGCGATTCCGGCCTCGTGGCGCAATCGACGGGTCCGAAGGAGGGGTAAACATCGTGCCGGCAATCGCCATACCCGCAGCCATCTCAGCAGGAAGTTCGATACTCGGGGGAGTCCTCGGTTCCCGAGCCAGCAAGAAAGCCGCGCAGACGCAGTCCGACCAGGCGAACCGATCCGCCACCGAGCTCAAGGACGTACTGAACCAGTACAACCCGGCGATCGGCGCCGCGGCCGATACCGCGGCCGGCAATGTCAACACGGCGACCGCTGCCGGCCAGGCCGATATCCGCGGCGCAGTGGGCGCCGGCCAGGGCCGAATCGATACGGCCACCGGGAAGGCCATCGGCTACCTCCAGCCGTACATGGACGCCGGCGGCGAATCGCTGACGACGCTGCGCGGTCTGATGGGGCCGGGCGGCGACTTGAATAAGCAGTTCACGACTGCGGACATGCAGGCTTACGATCCGGGCTACAGCTTCCGCATGGAGCAGGCCGCCAAGGCGTTGCAGGGATCCGCGGCCGCGCGTGGCGGCGCCCTCGGGGGCGGGGTGTCGCGGGCGTTAGTCGGACTATCGCAGAATCTGGCGTCCAGCGAATTCGGCGCCGCGGAGCAGCGGTTCCGGGCGCAGCAGGGCGACCGCTTCAACCGGCTGAATACGTTGGTGAACCTCGGCGCGACGACGGCAGACCGGGCGGCCGGCTACGGCACTGCGGGCGCCAGCGAAGCGGCACGGCTCGGGTTGACCGGCGCCACCTCGGCCGCGGACCTCGGGCTGCGCGGTGCATCGACGGCCGGCGGATTCACGACGGATGCGGCGAACCGGATGACCGACAACGCGCTGCGGACCTACGGAAACATCGAAGACCTGATGACGGGCGGCGCCGCGGCGAAGGCCGCGGGCACCGTGGGTTCCGCGAATGCGTGGACCGGCGCTCTCGGGGGAGTTGCGAATGCGGCCGGCCAGGTGGGGAACTACTACCAGAACAAGCAGACGCTGGCGACCCTGATGCAGAACCCGGCGGCGCAGGGCTGGAACTACGGCGCCGGCAATCAGTACGGATCGACTCCCTACGGCGGCGGCGCATACGATCCGGTCACTGGCGCCTATACCGTTCGGCGCCGGGCAGGGGCATAACATGGCAATCGATCCCTCCATTTCCCTCGGCGTCCGGCCGCCGGTGATCCAACCGCTGCAAATCCTGAACCCGCTCGAGCAGTTCGCCAAGGTCCAGACGCTGCGCAACCTGATGCAGGAGCAGCAGGCCGGGCAACTCGGGCTGCAGGCGCAGCAACTGAAAGTGCAGCAGGGTCAACAGGCCGTAAAAGACGCAGACCTTTTGCGGCAATCCTATGCGGATGCGGGCGGCGACCTGGAGAAAACCGGGACGCTCTTTAGGGATCGGGGCGGCAGCCCGCAAGCCTTGTTCGATCTGCAAAAACATCAACTGGACGTTAAGAAAACGCTGGCCGAAATTAGCGACAAAGATCTTGCCGTCCACAAATACCGCGATGAGAAAATGAGCGGGCTAGTCTCGGGCGCTCTCCAGATGCCAGACGATCAATACGCCGCGCAATGGCCGAACCTGCGCGCGTCGGCCGTGGCGATCAACCCTGAACTAGATAAGCAACTGCCAGCAACTCCGTTGCCTAAGACAGATCTTCAAACGATAGGGTTAGGGTTCAACACAAGTACGGGTTTGATCGCGCTGGAAACCGCAAAGCGAGCGGCCGAGAAGGAAAGGCGCGATGCCGCTGAAGCCGCGGCCAAGTTGCCGGGTGTGCAGGCCGAGGCACAACTGAAACAACGGGCCGCCGTCGCGCCGGTGCTGATGCAGGCATTCAAACAAGGCCCTGAAGCATTCGCCGCCACAATTGCGAAGCAACCCCAGCATATTCAGGATGCTTTCGCGGGCGTGCAATCACTGGATGATATTAACCGGCGGGCACTGACGCCGGAACAAGCTACCACCGCGGCCCAGGCCGCGGCCACCGCCGCTGAAACGGCGAAGCAGCACGCCCAGCAAAATCAATTCGAGGCGGCCCGCCTGGGAATCGAAAGGACGAAGAGCGCCCGCGAGCAGAATATTTACGAGCAGACCTACGGCGCTGGGGCGAACCCGGCTCTCGTGGGCGTCGATCCCAAACTGCGCACGCAGGTAACGAAAGAGGCGCAAAAGATCGGCGACGAATATCTGAAGGCGCAGGAAGCCGCGGACCAGATGCAGTCCCTCATCCAGTTGACCAGGACGGGCAACAAGGCCGCGGGCTCAAACCTGCCGTTGATCGGCGTGGAGACGCTGAACGCAATCAACGGGATTAAACGCATCAACAAAGACGAGATCAAGCAGTACGGCGGCGCCGGAAGCCTCTACGACAAGATCGTCGGGAAACTCGAAGGCGCCGCGGTCGGGCAACCCATTCCCGCGGATGTCCTCAAAGACATCGAGACGATGCACAACACTTTACGGCAAGGCGCCGAGTCTTCATACAAGACCAGGCTCCAAGGCATCAACGATAATTACAAATCGAATTTCCAGCCGGTCAAGACGGCCGGCGGCCCGAAGACCGACACGAAAGCATCCGGCCAATATAAGGCGGGCGATACGCGCGTGATCAACGGGAAGACATACACCAGGGACGCCAACGGGAATTGGAAATGAGTCCTCAACTGACCGATGCCGATATCGCCAGGCATGACGCCTCGGCTGGCAAAGTCCTGACTGATGCGGACATTGCCGCTCGAGACAGTAATCCGCAAGGGTATCTGTCTCAGGTGGGCACGGGGCTATGGAACACCGTCAAGGGCTTGGCGCAGGTAGGCGTCGAAACCGGCGGCGTAGTCTTCGATCCGCTCAATACCGTGGAACATCTGAAGAATTTGAAACGGATGGTGCTAGATCCACAGGTGGATCAGGCCATCAAAGCCGCCGGCGAGTGGAAGAAGGGCAACCGATCAGAGGCGACAGGCCATGCGTTGGCGGCAGTGCTTCCCGGCGTGGGGCCGGCGGCGGCAAATATTGGGGAAAAACTCGGAAATCAGGATTACACCGGCGCCGCAGCGGATGCGACGGTATTGGGCGCCACCATGGTTGCTCCAAAGGTGGCCGGCCGGATAGTGGACGCAGGCGGCGCGCTGGCCGAAGGCGCACTCAAAACGGCCAAATCGGCGACTGGTGCAGCGGTCGATGTCGTGGGCGGCATAGATCCCGCATTCCGCGAAGCGGCCGGTATCATCTCGCCGCGCGTGAAACATGTGCTCGACGTGGCCGCGCGGGTCAAGAAGGCTCGGGATGCGTATGCGGCCGCAAAAGCTGAAGCAGCGCCCGCAGCCGCAGCGGCCGCAGAAACTCCCGGCATGATCCTCGCCCGCGAATCCGGCACAGATTGGGCAACACTCTCAGCTGCGGACCAGGCGATGCTGGAAACGGTCGCCAGAGCGAACGCGAACGCGGCCGCCCAACCGGCCGCCCGGCCGCCGATGGGGCCACCGCAAGCACCTCCGGAGCCGCCAGGACCCGCTCCGCGTTCGCCCCTTTTCCCCGATCTTCCACCCCGCCCACGTTCCCCGCTTTTCCCGATCCCTGACGTTCCGCCCGAATCCGGCCCGCCGGCGGCGCCCGCGCCAGAACCCGCACCGGTAGTGCCGCCCACGGGCGGCAAGCCCGCAGCCGCGGACCTCGCCGGGCAGCTCGAGGCCTCGATGCGCACCGAGACGTTGACGGACTATGTAATCCGCAACAAGATCCCGGCCGCCATGCTCGATGAATTCGGCCAAAAGGAATGGCAGATGGTCGCGGACCAGGCTGGCGTGAAGCCGCCCACTCCGGAAAACGTCCAGGCGATCCGCGGCAATCTGGCGCAGTTTGAGAGTGCAACGGAGATCACTGCGAAGACGCCTGCAGAGGCGGCCGCCGAATTCCAGCAGAAGCGCGCCACCCGCACAAGGCAGAAGGCGCCGCCCGCTGTTGACGTCGAGGGCCAGCTTGCCGATTCCCTCGCCGCGGTAGAGGCCGGCGAGCGTCCCGTCGCACCGGCACCCGCTGAGCAACCGCGGGCCGCTACGGCATCCGAAAAGCGCGTCGAAGCGTACGCGCAGCACTTTGCCGCTGATCCCGGCACCGCCATTGCGGATATCGAACCGTTAACGAAGCTGCCCGACTTCCCGAAGCTGGGCCGCGCACTCGAGATCGAGGGTTCGCTGGCGCCAGGCGAGGCCGAGCGGATCGCCGCGCGCGTCAAGGAGCTGCGTGGCGGCGATAGTACTGCGCCGGCAGCGGCCGCGGCGCCCACCGCTATAATAGAGCCTGATGTTCAAAGTACACCTACCATCGGACAACCTACCGGAGAACAGTCCGGAAGCTCGGGGCAAGCGGTTCGTGGATCGCGTGAACCAACGAATCCAGTTGCTCGAGGATCGGCGGCGACAGTCAGAGTCCCAGGACAAAGAACCGGCTACGAAGGACAATACTCCGTCCGCGAGCTAGACGACGTCCACGCCTCGCACAACCCGCACACCTTCGAGAAAAACCCGAATTATCAACTCCGCAACGATCGCGATTACTCCAATCCTGTCAACAAAGAACGGATCGTAGTCAATAGCAAAGGCGACACGTTCGATCCTGCGTATCTCATGGATTCGCCGGATGCGACGAACGGCGCGCCCGTGATCGATGCCGATGGCAACGTGATCGGCGGCAACAGCCGCGCGATGATCCTCAACCGCGTGTACAAATACAATCGGTCCGGTGCGGATGCCTACAAGGCAGAGCTGGCGCGCAAAGCTCCCCAGTTGGGTATCGATCCGGAGCAGATCGCCGGCATGAAGCGGCCCGTATTGGTTCGCGAGCTGACCGACTCCAAACTGAACAAGCAGCGCGCCATCACCGATCTGAATAAGACGGGCACCGCTGCTCTTACCGCCGAGGAGCAGGCAACCGCAGACGCGCGCATGATGACGCCGGCTGCCGCGGACTATCTCTCGAGCGTGATCGATGCCGAGGGCGCGAATGTAACCCTGAGTGACGTGTTGAGCAGCAACCGCGGCCCGGCGATCGTCAACCGCTTGATCGACGACGGCGTGTTCACGATGCAGGAGCGGCCGAAGCTGATCAATGAAAAGACCAAAGCAGTAACGCCCGCGGGCAAGGAACGCATCTCCAAGGTGCTATTAGGCCAGGCGTTCGAGGAATCCGATCAGATGGGCCGCACGCCCGCGGAGATCAAGAACAAGCTCGAGCGGGCCGTCTCGCCGATCATGCAATCGAGTCAGAAACGCGGGTTCGATATCCGGCCCACCGTGCGCGAGGCACTGGACGTCCTCGAGCATGCAAGGATGCACGACGTTACGCAGATGCGCGACTTGATATCGCAGGAGGGTATGTTTGCTGATTTGCCCAAGTTCTCCGAGCAAGCCGTGGACCTGGCACAATTCATTTCAGACTCCAATCCCACCAAGATCGGGCAAGCCTTCCGGCGATACGTCGCCAACGCCGATCCTACGTTTTTCGGCGAATCGACGCCGGCCGAGGCCTTCGCGGACGCATTCGGCACCCAGTCGCCGCCGGCCACACTGCGCGACCTAATGCAGCCGAAGGCGGCCGAAACGCCCGCGGCCGCGGCGCCACGCAAGCGGCGATCGAAGCCAGTCCGCTAACCTCAAACACTTTTTCTCCACTCGGGGCGCCACTCAGGCGCCCCGCTTTTTCTGCGTCTGCGCCGCCCTGGATCTTGACTTTGTGTTATCATTTTGATAACATGAATTGTGAACGTGATCAGCAAGCAAGGGCTCACTCGGCTGGCAGCCAAGCATCCAGGGGCTGAGGCCGAAGCGCTGAACTGGTTCCGGGTTGCCTCCGCTGCCACCTGGTCCTGCCTTGCCGATGTGCGGAACGATTTTCCGAGTGCGGATTTGATTGGCGAAGTTCTGGTGTTCAACCTGGGACACAACCGCTACCGGCTGATTGCGACCGTGTTCTTTGCTGGCCGCGAGTTGTATGTAAAAGCGTTGATGACCCACAAAGAGTATGGTCGGGAGGAGTGGAAGAAATGGTGCTAGCGACTGCCAAATACGGAAGACTGCTTTCCCGGACGATGCCGAAACGCATCGAAACCGATGAGGAAATGGAGCAATTTATTGAAATCATGGAACCGCTCAGCCGCGCGATCGAGCACGGCAAGGCGACTCCCGAAGAAAAGACGCTCCATTCGCTACTGTCGACGCTGGTCAAAGAATACGATGATCGCGCCTACCCGCTACCGGCCGGTGATCCGATCGGCCTGCTTCGATTCCTTATGGAACAACGCAACCTCAGCGCCGCTGACTTGACGCCGGTCTTTGGCGCGCGCTCCATCGCATCTCTGGTCCTCAATGGCAAGCGTGAACTGAGCAAGACGCATATCCGCAAACTCGCCGAGTTCTTCCGCCTGCCTCCTGCGCTCTTTTTCACCTAGCTCCGAAAAATCCGCGTCTGCACACCTCCAGGCTCACCCGGTGAGCTACCCGGCATTGGTAAGCCGTGCCGGCCGGACGCCTGAACCGGAAATAAGGACCGCCGCTCTTATTTCCGCTTTGCCCGGATCGAGCCGGCCGCATTGACACTGCGCACGCCTGTATTTATCCTTGCTCCAGCCAAAACGATACACACGGCCTTGCGTGAGCGTGTTACTGGTAAGGAATCATGGCCATTCCTGACCAGACACAACAGTTCGCCACCCGGAAGGGCAAAGCAGCCAAAACCCCAATAAACGCGGGGGTTCCAGATGACCGAACCGGACATAATACTTATTCTGTCCGGTCCAATCATCGCCCCAAGCCTCGCCTTAAGTATATGATTGCAAACGAGATACGTGCTGTTCTAGCGGCTACTTTCAAAAACCCGCGGGACTATGCGATATTCCGCGTCGGCTATCATCACGGCCTGAGAGCGAGCGAGATCGGGATGCTCGAGATGTCGGACTGGATGCCGGCCTCGCGTATGGAGAATGACCGGCTATCGATCCACCGGCTCAAGAACTCGATCAGCGGCGAGACGCGCTTGGTGCCGGCGGCCGCGGAAGCTCTTCGACGGTGGATCAAGAAGCGCGGCACGGCGCCAGGCCCGATCTTCCTTTCGCGCAAAGATAAGCCGATCTCGCGCAAGCGGCTGCACGAGTTGGCCCAATACTACGGCAAGAAGGCCGGCATTCCCGAAGACAAGCGGCACTTCCACGCGCTGCGGCATACTTGCGCGACGTCGCTGTTGAGCGAGCACGAGCTGGACATCGCGCATGTGAAGGATCACCTCGGGCACAAGAACATTCAGAACACGATGATCTATGCGCAGCTCACCGCGGCCGCAAGTGATGCGCGGTTCAACAAGATCCGATCGTGGCGATAGAAAATTAAATATAGACAAACACAACCTGTTTGTCTTTAATTGTCAACAATCTGGGGATCGACAACATTCCGCAAATTGTGCGCTTCGCGCACCTCAGATGCGACAGATGCGACACAAAACGGCCCTAAAAAACACCCTGTTTTGCGCTAAGAGCAATCACCGCAAGGAGTTGGAGCGATTTTGATTGGAGAACCGCTTCCTAGCTGGTCTTTTTGTCGTCTTCTTCGCGTTTGATTGCGATCAGGCGCGCGCGGGCCGATTCCAGCCGTTCAACGAGGTTGATCTGGCCGGTGTGCTCCTGGACGACGTGTTCGCGGTAGAGTTTCGGCCGGAATCGCTTCAGCATGGTGAGATGCAATTGCGTGTCGAACTGCGTTTCGTAGACCAGGTGGCCATCCTTCGTCCTCATCGGCTTTCCGCGCCAATGCAGTTGCCGCCTGAATCCGTCCCGTACCCTCTCTACGCCCAAGTCTTCCAGTTCCTGCCCAACCCGGTCCTGTAGCGCCTCGAACCGCTTGCGGTATTCGGCATCCGTCTCCAGCCGGCGGTAGTGCATATTCTTGTCGATCCCGGCCGCCTTGGCCGCGGCCGTCACGCTGCCGCTGCCGGCGTAGGCCTCGAGGAAGACGGCCACGCGGGACGGCGTTGTTTTCTTCGCGGGCATATATGGCGCTATTTTGCCTTATGATCGGAGGCGATGGCTACTTCTTCTGGTGACGAGGTGCTTCTGAAGCAGAACCGAAAGCTGCAGGAAGAACTCATGCGGCAGTGGATGATCAACCATCACGAGCACTGCGGCGTGATCATCCCTCCCTGGCCGCACCCGGGAAGGTGCCATTGGCCGATGCCGAAAATCCTTAACAGCAGCGCTCTTAACTCTTTGGGGGAGCAAGAGCTTTGCGTTTAGGCCTGTCCAACTTGCCAAACTCTTTGCGCGTCTGCTTTAGCTTGCCTTTTACCTGGCGAATGTCTTCACCAGGAGGAAGTTCTTCCGGAGCCTTCCCGCTTAACTGGATCATCGTTCCCCGTACCGTGCGGCCAACATCCATCGCGGCTTTTTCGAGCGACCGCTGGCCTCGCAGGTTCTCGTTCTGAATCTTTGCTTCGGTTTGTGTGATCCGAAAGAGGTTACCGGCGAGTTCCTGCGGCCCCATGAAATCGAGCACGGAGCGATCTTGTTGAACGCCTTTAACGAGACGGAGTTGGTTGAGGTGCATGTTGTACATGCCCCGATAGCCGGAATCCTGGAAGAAGGGGTAGTTAGTCACACCCGCGGCGGCGGCGGTGGAGGCCAGCGAGATCTCCTGCTCTGAAACCTTGTCGCGGATTTGAACACGCTCTACGTTTTCCGCGCCTTGAATGAATTGGCGGAATGCCTCCGCCATGGTGACAAAATAGGCCTGCGCTTCAGCTACTTCGCGCTTGCGGACGTCGCCATTGATGGCGACCAGGTAGCAGGCAAAGCGGCTAAGTCGGAAGTCGGCAAGCGGGGCGCCGTCAACAACCCGTTGAACCTGCACGATGTTCTCGATCACGGGAATATTCAAGGCTGTGCAGGTAGCGAGGGCCTTGTTAATCGGCTTCTGGAATGCCTGGAAGCTCTCATACCCAAGCATCTTCGCGAGGTCTCGCGCATACCAGTACTTGCCGCCATTCTCGTGGCCCAGATCCTCGAAGCCCGGGCGATCTCCGTCCAGATGGAACAGATTCAGTTGCTCAGCCATGTTGGTCTGTCCCCGTCATTCCGCCTTCTTCCTGCCCCGGCCGCCGGCCAGGCCCGCCTTGCGCGCGATCTCGCTGCGCTGCTCGGGGGTGAGCTTCGTATTGCGGCCCGCGGCGCCCTGCCGGGCGACCTCCGAACGCTCTTCAGCCGTCATCTTCGTCATCCTGCGCTTTGCGAGGGCCACCGCCGCCGGATTTTTACGCTTCGCCATCACCCAACAGAATACCACTCGCTAACGCCAGAAAGAATTTGCTTCTTTTCGTTAGCGAGCTATTGACTTCGTATCGGTAGCAAGCTATTCTGGTTTTAGAGACGACGGTCTTTAAACGAGGAAAACATGGAACTCATCGACTACATCGACTACGACGAAGGGCGCGACTTTCCGCGCGATATCGAAGAACTGCCCGTCTGCGACGGATGCGGCAAAGACGCCGCGTGCCTCACCTACCAGCCTGACTGGGACATCTTCGCATGCGCCGGCTGCATCGCGGAGTGCAATGCGCAACTCGCTTTGGAATACAACGAATGCACTTGCGTCCGCATGGACGTAGACCTGTACGACGCGCGCGGCTGCGCTGCGCACGACGAACGGAGGGCTGCATAATGGCAGCCCGCAAAGGCATCCCCGCCGCCGCCTTCATGGCGTCGTTCTCATCCGCCGGGCGCATCAGCATCTGCGTCGCCTGCCAAACGAAAGCCGCACCCGACAATTCGCTCTACTGCTCTGACGCCTGCCGGCGCGAGTTCCTGACCGTTGTCGAGTGCGCAAAGAGAATCCTAACCCCCAAGGAGAGCAACTAACATGTCCGACATCATCAAATTCGATTTCAACGTCCCGGTGGAAGTCGCGCTGCGCTTCACCGAACCGCGCGTCTTCCCGTCGCAGTTTGAGAAGGGCGACGATCGCCACATGTTCTCAACCACAGACGGCCGCGTCATGTACGTCACGCCGTTGGTCTCGGCGCGCATCAATTCGCTGCAGCTGGAGAAGGGCGAGTGCTTCTGGATCTGCAAGCGCAAGAACGGCCGCCTGACGGAGTTCACCGTCTCGCGCGAGCGCATGTCCGCGGCGCCTGCGCAGGCCGCAGCCGCGCCGCGGCCGCCGGCGCCCTTCAAGAGCAAGCTGCCCGAGCGCGTGTATTACTCACCGGAAGCCGCCAACGAACCCGCGCCCACGCCCACGCTCGAAGAGCAGCTGCGCGCCTCAATCGACATGGTGAACCGCCGCAAGGTGGGCGAACTGGGCGATGGCACGCTCGCGATCATGGCGCCGCCGGCGCCGCGTCCCGCGGCCGCCGAGCGCCTCGCGCCCGCGGTGGCGGAATTCTCTTCGCGCCTGATCATGGAGACCACGGCGTTGGTCGATGTGTACGCCGCGGTGTTGCGCGCCGCGTCGGAACGCCACGGCAACAGCGTAAAGCCTGACGACGTCAAGTCGTTCGTCGTCACCGCCTACATCAACGCTGCGAAGGGAGCGCGCAATGCGGCCTAAGCCGCTCCTGGAATCGTTCACCAGCCTCGAGGCCTACCTCGAGGCTCTGGTCGAGTGGCATCTCGACCGGCGGTTTGCCGTGGTCGATTACGAATGGCTGCGCCAGGTGGGCATCGGCTGGGAGGGCGAACCGTGAGGGACTACGTGCGCGCGATCGCCGGCGGCTGGCCCGGCCTGCTGCTCTTCCTGCTGGTGATGCTGGTGGCTTTCACGATGGCCGGCCGATGAAGGAGAATGACGACATGCTGAAAGAGCGGGGCTGGACGCCGTACCGCGAAATACTGCGCTACCGGCGCCTGCTCTTTTTGTCGGTGCTGGTCAACCTGATTCTGGCGGCCGCGCTGCTACACTGCTTGCGGTGATCTGCCTCAAACCTCGTCGCGTTGACCGGCGAGGGTTTCCAGCAACTTCATGAAAGCGGCCTCGTGCAGGCGCATCAAGTCGCGCATGCGTTTCTGGCGTTGCATGAGCCGCAGCCAGAAGCACAGATTCAGGAACCAGATCAGGTAGGCGATCATCGTGGCCCAGTCGCGATGCCACGCCCGTTCG